CCAGTGTTCTATGACCTTGAATGGAGTCAACAGAGAAGCCTTGGCAAGCAAGCTATCGAGAATATTGCAGTAGCATTTCTGACCAGAATCAAGAAAGCTGGTTATAAGGCCGGTATCTACTGTAATCTGGACTGGTATAATAACGTTCTGTCAGATGCTTTGAAGCAGTATGATTGTTGGATTGCTCGTTATCCGGCAAGCGACAATGGTTCTGTGCAGGAAAGATTGCGTCCGAATGTTGGTGTAGGCTGGCAGTATTCCAGTAAGGGAAAAGTCTCAGGAATCAGTGGAAATGTTGATATGGATGTGTTCTACAAAGACTACAGAGATTCTAACCAGAAAGGAGAAACTAAAATGGTAAAAATCAGTAACTGCGGACATGATGAAAGAGGAAGATATGCAGGTGGGAAAGCAGGAGATCAGACTGGTACAGAATATCAGATCATGAACTGGTACAGCAGACCGTGGCTCTGTGTTCTAAGATTCAATGACGCTAAAATCGCAGCCATGATCGCAGACATGGCGACAAAAGCGGCACAGAACAATCTCATCGGATACGATCAGGGCACTGCCGGAAACAGCAATGACCGGTATTCGTTCTGGCGGCACTTAAAGGCAAGTAACTACGATCCGGCGCAGATCACAATAGCTTGTGAATCTGACTGTAGTGCAAGTACAGCTGCAATCGTTAAGGGTGCTGGATATCGCCTAAATAATGCAAAACTGAAAGCAGTAAGCATCTATCTGACAACGCGAAACATGAGACAGGCATTGAAGAATGCAGGGGCAAAGGTACTGACAGATAAAAAATATCTGACTTCCGGCGATTATCTGAAAGCCGGAGACATTCTTCTGAATGACAGCCACCATGTAGCTATTGCAGTCACAAGCGGAAGCAAATCCAGCAATACTGCAAATAATACAACAACTACAATAACCACGAAAGGAGCCGGTTATATGTTTGAGCCAAAATTAGTAAAACTTGGAAGCGAAGGAACTTCTGTCCTGTTGCTTCAAGAGATTTTGATCGCAAGAGGATTTAAAGGAAAAAACGGGAAAGCACTGAGCTTATCCAGAAAAGCAGATGCAAATACCATTTATGCATTAAAACAGTATCAGAAATCCAGAAACGGGGTTCTGAGCGTTGACGGGGAATGCGGAAAGAACACCTGGAAAGATTTGATTGCCATCTAATAATTGGCTAATGGCATTGCCACCTTTTTGTCGCTGATAGGAACAAAAGACAAAACCGACTGGTACTACATCCGCATTGCCGGAAAGTATTTCGGATTTGTTTCCACGAAATATATTTGCAAAGTGTGATAAATGTGATATAATAAATATACCATAATTCAACTCCTCCCCAGAGTTTGGATATGAACTCAAAAAAGAGATGATCTGTTTCTATTCCTTGACAGATCATCTCTTTTATTTTATTTAATAATATATTCCCAATATTGATTTTTAATATCCGCATATCCGTTCTTACGAATCAGTACTTTATCACCAGAAAACATCGTAAAATCAGAATCCAGCTTTTGCACATAATCCATGTTTACAACAAATGACTTATGGCAACGCAAAAACCGTTTATCAAGGTAAGGCTCAACCGACTTTAAAGTTGCATACATACTGTGCATAATCCCGTTCGTGCAATGAACAAAAACTTGCTTATCCCGTGCTTCGAGGTACTCGATTTTGTTCAATGGAATCCTTATAATGCAATCTCTGTGTCTGATTGTGAGCATCTTGTGTTTCATATCACTCAAGGTATTGTCAATCATAGAAAACATTCTTCCGTGTTCATTTCCCTTGATGATATAATGCGTAAATTCAACATCCAACGCATCAAAAACAAAATCCTTGTGAGCTGTCCAGAAAGCAATTTTGCCCTTATATCCACACTCTCGGAGTTCTTTGGCAATATCCACGCCATTTTCGTTTTTAAGTATTACATCCAAGACAATCATATCAAACCATTTTCCGTCCTTAACATCATCTATCAAGGGTTCTCCACTGAAATAACCGTCTATCGTATAATTCCGGTCACCGTTTTGCTTCAAAAACGGTTCAATCCGATGCTTAAAATACTCAACCTGTAGTTCACAATCGTCACAAATAGCAATTTTCATAGTAATCACCTTCCGTTTATCGCCTACGCTTCAACTTTCATCAGATTATCCTCATCTAATCAATTAATTATGGTAATATAGTAGCACTGAAACGGAAATGTGTAAATAGTTCAGCGAAATTTCGAAAAAATTCGACATATTAATTCGTTGGTACAGCCTGCCAGATTGCTCTGGGGAGGAACGTGATCGTGAATGCAGGTTTTACCATAAAAAGAGCCGAGGATTTTACTCCCCGGCTCTTTGCTTACTGCAATTTAATTAATACTTTTTCATCAGTCCAGACGTTGGCAGTATACTCCAATTCTACAGACTGAGAATCAATTGGTATACTGTAATATGTAGAAAAAGAAACACTTCTTCCAGAGGAAAGATTAGTATTTATGAAACCTCTGTTATCCAAACCATATGTTTGTTCACAAGTTTGATTATCAGCATAGCACTTAAAGTCATAGATACTTGCGTACTTGTCTGTGTTTCCAACATTATTGTATGTAAAAGATACCTTTGCATATTTCATTCCATCGGCAGGCGTATAAAGCCCGTATTCGTCTTCGTAATCCTGAAAATCAGTGTCCGCATCATCTACAGTGATTTGCAACCCGTTAACTTCAAATGTAGATCCGACAGTTACATAATCAGGTGCAGATTCTTCAACTGGCTCAGGAGTAGGCATATCAGAAGAATTATTGATTTCTTCTGATACTTCATTTGCAATATCCTGTATTTCTTGCTCGTATGTATTTTGTTCCGTCGGAGAAGGAGTGCTTGCACTGTCTGAATTAAGTCCTCCACTGCCCAAAACAAATACTGCCAATACGGGGAAAATGATTGACAATGCAATTCTTGTACCTTTTTTGAAATGATTGTATTTCCACATAACGAATAAACCGATAGGCCAGAATATCAAAATCATAAATACTGTAAATCCGGTAGATGCAAACACAGAATCCTTCTTTTGTTCTTCTTGAAACTGCTGATACGAGAATGAGCTAGACTGATTGCTAGCATTGTTTTGAACTTTTTGGATATTTACATTGGTTTCGCCAGATTTGAATTTGTCAGCATGGTTTTTAGCATATTCATTCACAAGATACCAATCGGAAACAAAATCTTTTTTAAAGTACTTGTCTGCTATGTTTACTAAAAAATCTTTAGTTATTTCATATTTTTCAGAGTTAGCATTTACACATATTTTAAAGGAATCCTTGTAGTTTGGGGTAGAAAATGCGATTTTAAGTTGGTTGCGGCCAAAATCATCTGGCTCTTCTTTTGAATAATTCAAAACAAAATCATCAACAGGAGATTCCATAATTTGATTGTGCTTATAGAAAACTTTGATTGTTTCTGATGTTGCTTGAA